ATTTTGACCTCGTACATGCCCCCGCCCTTGACCAATTCCGGCGGAATGGGCCGGGAAAAGAAGGTCTTGCTGGGGTCTTGCATGTACCCGCTCATGGTCATGGTGTCAAAACGGCCCGTGGAATAGGCGTCCCTGAGAATGTCCAGGCATTGCTTTAGATCACTGGCCACCGCCTTGGTGTGGATGGTCATCGGCATGAGAATGTTCATGCGCAGCCGGTCAATGGCGATCCCCGACAGAGGGCTGTTTATCGACCCAAAGTTGGATTCAGCAAAGGTCGCTCTTTGTCTCATGCTGCTCATCGTATTCATGAACACCAGAGCGGTGTTGGTCAACTCGGCTGGAGGAAATGGCAGAAGTTCTTCTTCGTTCTGAGTGCTGAGAGGCACTATCTGTTTGGACTCTCTGGGGTCTCCCTCATTCGGCATATAAGACCCGTCTTTGGAAAAAGCCTTCAAGCTCCCAGCTACCGCCCGGTGCGAAAGCTCTTTTTCGATGGAATACATGAAGTTTTCTTCAGCGTACATCCTTCGGTTGCTGTCGTAGAAGCTCCGGCCCCGGTCGTTGAAATCGTCCTTAGTGTTAGGCTCGTAAAACATGGGCCGGTGGTCAGCAAAAGCCAAACTGACCGGTACCCGGGTCATCCAATGCGGCTCAGGTTCTTTAAGTATCTTCATAGCTATTCCATAATAACCATGTTTATTTCTTTATCAAAGTAGTCGTAAACCGCGTAGGTTTTTTCCTCTCCGGCTGCCGGGGTAGAGTCTGCTTCCGGGTCAGTCCCAAACTCAGCAATTATCCTGGAGCGGGACTTCCAGGACTTCTCACAAGCCCATTCCAGGCCATTTTTGCCCAACTCAAAGTAAACGTTCCGAGGGTCCCAGTCCAGGATTTCTACGTAAGTCCTGGTGGTCTGTTGGGGTCGCCTTAGAATCCCCCCATTAACGTTAAATAGCCCGCCATCTTGCATTTCCTGGTCGGTGAAGTTGTCGCCTTCAATGAACTCTTTCCGCAGCAGTACCCGACGACTGATACGCCCCCGGAAGCAGGACATTCCATACCCGGCGCTTTGCATGTCGGGCATTAAAAGGTTGGCCCGTAGCTCGTCCGCTGATTTGATCGCCCCCAGAGCAAATAGCTCGCTGATGTTATTGGTCTCAGCTTCCTGCTCAATCTCACGCTGTTCTTTGACACTTATGATACGCTCGGCAGTAGAGCCTATGTGCAGCGCCATGTCCATTTCAGTGGTTGGGTTGGAAGAGGTGAAAAGGGCATAGCCGTCCAGCATGTCACCTTCACCTATGTAGGGCTTCTGGTCATATAAGTCCACAGCGCCGTCCATCAACTGGTGAAGATTACTCCGGTTGGTCTCCATCCGGTTGACAGTTTCAATAATTTCGTCAGGAGTGAGAGGCATTTAATTACTGTTATCCCAATCACTTAGCTCCGTCATCAACTTCACCAGCTTCTTAAACTGGGCGGCGACTAAGAGTCGTTCATGTTCTAAATGTGGCGGAATCCAAGTATAGCCAATAGCCTCGCAAATTTCCTCGTCCGTCAGCCTGAGCTCGTTAATGTCCATTCCTACCTCGTCTAATTAAGATGGAGCGGCGCGCGTAGGTTTTCAACATCTTAGCGTGGTTGTTCTGGGCCCGCTCCCGGTCAATAATGCTCAGCCCCCCTCGTAGAGAATCCATTAGGTGAAATGCGCTCTTGTTGATGATCTCCTGGGTTGGCTGGTTATTTTCGTCTAGCTTATATGAGTAAGACATTATCTCATTTAGGAACATTTCACAAGTGTCAAACACGAAAAGCTGGTTGGTGGCTATAAATGAGTAAACATGGATAATCCCTGCATCAACGCTCCGTATCCGGGACGGAATTACCGGCCAGCCCGCAGCAGTGTAGCTATATCGCTTTTCATCCTCGTCTTTGCCACCCGACCCGGCCACGCGCTGCATGACCCGCAGCCCCTTAGTCATCTCTTTGAAGTTCTCCACGTGCTGGAGCGGACTAAGCCCTCCCCGGAGGTACTCATGGATGATGTAAACCCACCCGGTTCCGGGGTCTTGGGTTGCCACCAGAGCCGCCGTGTTGTTAGGTCCAAAGTCATGAAATGTGTATACCGGCCAACTAGCCCTCATATTCAAAGGAATTGCCGGAATTACCTGGGTTTCAGGGTTAAAGGTGTCGTAAACGGCTCCAGCAGGGCGTTCATACCGGCCCTGACAGTACATCGCAAACTTCCACCAGGGCAACGTCCTCTGGTATTCCAAGTACTGCTCTACCGAGAAGGCCGGATTTTCCAGAGAGTCAAAGCAGATGGTCTCAATATCGTTATCCCCCCCGCCCTGTGGTGACTTCTTATAGACTTCAAAGTAGTGCCACCCAAAATGGTACGGGGTTGTGGTAATTAAAATCCGGCCCCGACTCAGCGAAAGACGCCTTAAAGTCGCATCCCAGGCGTCCCGACCAAAATCTTCCTGACCCGCTTCGTCCAGCCAGGCAGCTTTCCCCGTAGCCGACTCCAAAGACCGGGCGTTCTGCGCAGAACAAACAAAGATTTTATAGGCGGGCTGCCCAAATTGGTCCTTTTCATGAGACTCAAAAACGTTTTTAGCCGCCTTCCATACAAACTTCGGGTAGAATACCTCAAATACAAGCTGCAACTCCGGCAGCATCTTCTTTTCCATCAATGGGAAGCTCGCCGAAACCGCCAAATAATCCCCCGGCCCACTCTCCCTCATCCGGTCCATCAACCAGTGAGGCCCTATACAGGTTTTCCCCCCCTGGTGACTGGCCTGGACATTAACTATACGTGCCGTGCTGACCCGGGCCCGCTCCTGACCAGCATGATAGTTCAGGACCAGCTTCCCGTCTTTCGTTACCTCCCGAAACGGCCGTACCGCCATGTTCACTTCCGGTACCATTCAGCGTTGCCTCTCATCCTCCTCATCCTCGTCAAAGTGCTCCCTGCAAACCTCCACATCAGCTACCTTGTAAAGGTGAAAGACCACCCCACAAATGGAGCATCTTTTCTCCACCACACACCGGTGCAGCCAGGACTGCAACAAGTTCATCTCAACATGGCAACTTAGGCATACCCCCGCTACCTTGGCCCCCATAACTACTCTCCTACCTCCATCATAGACTCCTTTTATTCCCAAAATTATGTGCGGCCTCCATCAATACAGGAGCCGCCGCCGCTAAGCTAAGCCGGGTGGGGTGGGGTACGTCGCTGCCTCTAGTTAACATAACCTGCGCTCCATCCTTATCTTTCAGTTGGTTCGCACAACACTCATTATGTCTACTAATCCACGCTCAGTTGCTTATGGCCAGACTTAGTTACGGTATCCGTGATCTCCTTATAGCTGGCTTCCGTAGCAGAAGCATCTATTTCTTGCTGATATGCTTCAAGTCGCCCGCTTCTGTAGTCATGGACATGAATCACTGTCTCGGTGATGCTGATGTTGTTGGTGTGCTTGACATTCTCAGGACGGTACAGCTCCGGGACGTGAGCATTGAGCATCGCTAAATGGAGGAGATTGTCCTTGGATTCCAAGCGTTGGACCTTTTGCAACGCGTATTCTTGTAGTAAATCCGCGAAGTCAGCGTGAGCTTGCTTCATGCGTTCCACAAAGTCGGGGGCTTCACGCCAGAGGTAAACGGTTTTGCGTTCGATGCCTAAAGCTAAAGCGGCTTGGCGTACCGTGCCACATTGGGCATACGCTTTGAGGAAGGCTTGTTGTTTGACGGCTCTGTTGGCGTCGTAGGTAGCCTGAGCTGGGTGGATAGAGCGTTGAAGGTTAGTGCTCATGGAGATAGGTTAGCACAGAAGAAGGGTTACGTCCAGGCGTGTCGTCTGCGGACTCGCCTTAATAGGTATTATTGATACTGACGAGACTGGGGTCCTGATTCAGTGCAATTGTTGCGAGGATTGTCGCTCAGGATTAAGGGCGTGTCAAGGAGTAAAAGTCAGTCAGTGTTTCTTGAGTGTTTAGCACCAGGAGTTTATAGGCGGATTTCGGGCCTCGTCCTGAAGGCAGCTTATCCGCTCGTCCAGGCGCTGGACTTGCTGTTCCTGCTCCCGTTGTTGCCGCTCGGCCTCGTAGTCTCGGCTGAACGTACGGAACACTGGCGGCTCCGCCTTAACGCCAAGGGGCCACCACTGAACCTGTGGCTCCAGGGTGGCTACGTTGTACGGTCTGATTGCAAAGCCCCGCCATTCCAGATCGGGGAGTCCCTTCTGCCCCAGGTAGCTACCCAGGAACAAAGCCCCGGCCAGAACTGCCGTGATGCTAATGATGGTTATCGGTTTCATATTTCTCCCTCTTGGGCTTCCACCAATACGGACTCCTACACTTGGCGCACGTTATTGGGTCATTGGCCCCAGGGTCTCGCTGACGCCAGACGTGGCCGCATCGCTCACAGGTGTATTGCTTAATCTGGATTATCTCAATTCCCATAGTGGGATTTTACAGGCTCCAAACTCATTAGTCAATAGGGGTTGACAACAGGTTTGCATTGGTGTATAGTC